GCCAGAGGGTTCCGCAACCCCACCAACTACCGCCTCAGAATGCTGCTGATCGGCGGAGGCCTACGCACCTAACCCACGCTCAAGTCCGAAGGGCCACCAATCGCCGACACAATCGCGCCGATGATCTGCGGCAACGCGGCAACGATCGTTGTAATGATTTGCGGCAACGCCCCAATTAACGCCGTCAGTAGCTGGATTCCTGCTTCGATGATTTGCGGGATTGCCGCGACGAGGAAGGTCACTATGCCGGTGATGATCTGCGGGAGGGCTTCGATAATGACGGGGATGGCTGCGATCAAACCTTCGGTAAGTCCGGTGATGAGCTGCAACGCCGCATCAAGAAGCAACGGGAGGTTATCGACCAGGCCCTGCACCAAAGCCATAAGCATCTCCACCGCCGCAGGAATCAACTCAGGTAGCGCTTCGCCGATACCAGAGACGAGGGTGGCGATGATCTGAATCGCCGCCTCCAACAGGGACGGTAGGGCTTCGATAATCGCCTCGACCAGCGCGATAATCAGCGTCACCGCCGTCTCAGCTACTTGTGGCAACACCTTGATAATCCCATCAAGGAGCGCGGTCAAAATGCTCATGCCGGTCTCAACCACCTGTGGGAGCTGTTCGGCGATAAATGCCAGTGCTTCTTTCAGGATTTGCCCGAAGGCCTCGATCAGGGCTGGCGCGCCACCGGTCTCGAAAGCGCTCGTGAGCTCATCGACCCAACCATTAACCATCGGCATAACCGTGCCAGCCAAAGCCGTGGTCAAACCTCCAGCAAGTAGGCCTTTAAGGTTATCGACCCCGTCTTTTAGCGTAGCTAGTTGGCCAGAGAAGGTTTTGGATTGGGCATCCATCGCCCCATAAAACCGGCCACCCTCACTTGTGGCACTAGCAAACGCATCCGCAACCATATCCGCACTGATCGCGCCCTTAGCCATTTCTTCTTTGAGCTCACCGATACTTTTACCGGTCTTACGGGAAATCTCCTCTAAAGGGTTGAACCCCGCGTTAATCATCTGGTTCAAATCCTGACCAGTCAACTTGCCAGTGGAGCTCATTTGAGCAAATGCCAACGTGAGGGATTCGAACTTTCCAGCATCCCCCTGGCTGATATCACCTAACTGTTTGAGGCGTACCTGGGATTCTTCAGCGCTCATGCCGAACCCCATCAACGTTTGGGTGGCCTTGGCTAGATCCTCCATCCCAAACGGAGTACGAGCCGCTTCCAACTTCAGATCATTGACTAGTTTTTGGGCTTTGGCTTGATCACCCAGCATCGTGGTAAACGAGGTGGTGTATTGCTCCATCCGGGCGTTATAGTCCAAACCATCCTTCATCGCTGAGCCGAAGCCTTTAGCGATACCCGCGATGGCGTGCCCGATAGCTTTCACCCCACCAACAACAGCTTCCGCTGCCAGGCTGGCTTTAAGCACGTCACCAAAAATGCGAGTCTTCGAACTGGTACCATCCATCTGCGAACCCAGCTCATCTACAGCATTTTCTAGGTGTCCAGTGTCCTTAGCTGCAGTTTTCGCATCATCACCCGCACCATCAGCCTCATCGGCAAACTTGGAAAGAGCAGAATTATTCTCTTTAAGCTCACCCTCAAGACCATTCAAAGTCGCCTGAGCGTTATTGAGCTGAATCTGCCAATTCTTCGTACGAGAATCATTTTCCCCAAAACTGGTAGCAGAGTTATCAAGAGCGCTCTTAAGGGTCTGAATCTTGGCTTTTTGCGCCTCAATCTCTTTGCCCAACACCTGGTTACGAGAAGTCAACGCTGAAGCAGACTTATCGTTCTTATCGAACTGAGAAGCCACCAACTTCATCTCAGATCCCAAAACCCGCATCTCACGATTAATATCCGTGATCGCGCGCTTAAACTCCCGCTCACCCTCAAGGCCAATCTTCAAACCAAAAGACGAATCAGCCATGGGAGGGATCCTTTCACAAATAATGTCAAATACACTTGACGTAAAGCGTCTTTAACATTAGGGTGGTTGGTGTTAGAGCAGATCAGGAGAATGTATGGAGCCCATCATGGAAGAGGTAACTACCAAACGACCAGCGTGGGGGTATATGCGCAAAACGAAGATCCCAGCGATCTTCCCGGCGGTGCCCGTAGGGGCGTTACTGGCGATTGGTGCCGCCGTGTTCCGGGTGGCGGCCAACCCGACTGGCCCGTACCGATGGGCGGCGGTGGCGATACTCGCAGCCTGTTTGGCCGGTCCTCTCATCGCCTTGGTGTGGATGCTAATCGTTGACCGCTCAAGTCTGCCGGGGGCGACCGCCCATCCAGAACAAGCCGTGGAGCACCACTGGCACTCGCTCGCAGCCACGAACACTTTCCTAATCACCATCGCAGCAGCAGGCATCGGCGCAGCAGTAACATCAGGTAACGTCTCATTCGTGTTGGCAGGAATTGTCGTGTTCGAATTCCTTGTCTACGGGATTTCCTATTTGTGGGCGAAACACAGGTAAGTCGTGAAAAACAATCTCGTCACGCTCCGCAAACAGGCTGGCTGGTCACAAGAAAAACTCGCCGAACTACTCGGAGTCAGCCGCCAAACCGTGATCTCCATCGAAAAAGGCCGCTTCGACCCCTCCCTGCCCTTAGCCTTTACTATCGCGAAAACCTTCAACTGCAAGATTGAAGACATTTTCACCCCAGACGACGCCTAGACCCCATCAGGTAGCACATCATCGATAAACCAGATGCGTTTCGGGTGGGCTCTGCCTGTTTCGATGCGCCAGCAGTCCACCAGATCTAATAGTTCACCGAATATGGTCAGGTCGATTTGCCTGCGGGTCAGTCCCAGGTGGGCGAGCCCGATATAGGTCAGGCGGGTAAAGATTGCCTCGTCACTATCTATTAGGTGTCCTTTTTCTTGGTTTGCTCTTTTGGGTCTGGGGTCTCGGTCATGATTGCTCGCCGGGTGCCGCGTTGGAGTGCCTGGGCGATAGCCTCTCGATAGTCAGCTAAATCTGCAGGCACGGTTAGTAACTCGACCGCTTCTTCGGTCAGTTCTGGGCGTTTATCGTCTGGATGGGTGAGGTTGTGTATTTGTACGGACTGGTTAGCGAGCAGGGCGATGAGCCAGATTACCTCACCGAGTGACTTATCCATATCTTCGCTAGTTTCCAGGGCTTGACCTAAATGTTCTAGCCCTCCGTAACGTTGAGCTATAAGGCGGGTCGCGCGGGTAGTGAGGACGAGTTCGTATTCTTGACCTGCGATAGTGATTGTCGCGCTTTTTAAAGAGGGGCTACCGGCCGGGCTGGTTTGGGTTTTCGCTGTCATGGCTTACCTGCTGTTCTAGTTGTTTGTCGGTTTGATGCTGGTTGTAGCGGCAGGCTCATACACCTGCCTGTACCAGCTGGAGATCGTCTCAGCTTTCACGCCGGTGGCTCCTTCGGTGACTTCGGCTTTCCATGGGTGCTTGCCGGTAGCGTCGGGTTTGTTACGGCGCAAAATCGTGCCCTCAATGCTCGGGGTGGAGAACGTGATCGAGTCGGCTTTGGTGGCCAGCGTTTCTGTTGGGAGGGCAAACTTGACCCGGTAGAGCCAAAAATACTGATACTTCCCCGTGGAGCGTGCTGCGCGGAAACCAATCGCCACCGGGCTGCCGCCGTCTTCTGAGGCGGAGATGAGGACGCCGTTCGCGTCCACGGTCGCCCCAGTGAGGGCTGCGGCTGCTTCACCACCCAGATCATCGATGCCGAGGGTGAGGGTTCCGGATTTGAATTCCTTGACGATCTCACTCGGCCCGTCATCGGCATACAGGATCGCTTCAGCAACCTCAACACTCAGTTCTGCGGAGATCGCTTTCGCGAGGGGTTTGGGTTTGGCGTAGGTCTCCTCACCCGTATCGGGGTTTTCGGTGATGGTGGCGTAGTAGAGCTTGTCCAAACCAATCGTGGCCATGAGTGTGTTCCTTTCTTATGGGTGAAACCCTGACCGGTAGGATCAGGAGCAAGTGGTTTTGTGTAGATACGAATGACGAGGATGTCCATGGCTAGCGATAACACGCCGACGATCGATCAGTTCCGGCCGGTTGTGTTACGGGTTCTCGCTGACGGCCAGGAACGGGCAGTGCGCGATGTGTGCGAACTGGTGGCCGCCCGCATGGAGCTGCCAGCAGATGTACGCGCGGAGAGGATCGCTTCCGGTCAGCACCGGTACGTCAACCGAATCAACTGGGCGTGTTCTGGACTTACCCAAGCTGGTCTGTTGGAGCGTCCGAAGCGCGGCCACTACCGCATTACAGACAACGGGCGCACCGTCGATGCGGTCAAGTCCCTTGTAGTGGTGTAACGGCGTTTTCCTCTCGTTTGGGGTTTTAGCTTGCTAGTGCGGGCGTGTCGGTATCGGTCATGGTCGT